TAACTAATATTAAAAAAACTGAAATAGATGGAGCTTTTGAAGAAACTGAAACAGAGATAAAATGTGTTGTTAGAATATTTAATGAAAAGACAGCAGAGAAACAAATATCAAGTGAAAAGCAAGGTACTTTTAGTTCTATTAGAACATATGGAATGTTAGTAAGTGATGATGTTGTCTTAGATGTTAACAGTAGAGATTCTTTGGAGTTTGAGTGCATATATGGGAGAATGAAAATAGTTAATGTATATCCTCAAATTGTAAAAGGAGAACTTTGTGGGTATCAATGTTCACTTGAAAGGATTGATTAAAATGAGTGCTTTCACAAATGCAATAAATGATATAAATAGAAAAAAAGCAGGTATGTTTGTACTTTGTATGAGTGCAAGTGCAATGCTAGAAGGTGAAGCTAAAGCAAATGCAAGTTGGACAGACAGAACATCACATGCAAGACAAAGTTTAAATGCTAAAACTCTTGGAGGAGGAAATAATTTCATTATTAGATTATCGCATGGTGCAGAATATGGAGGAATACTTGAAGAAGGTTCAAAACCACATGTTATTACTCCAAAATCAGCTCAAGCTTTATACTGGAGAGGTGCTTCACATCCTGTAAAATCAGTTCAACATCCTGGTACAAAAGCAATGCCTATTATAAAACCAACTATTGATAAAAATATAGGCAAAATAGGTAATATGATTTTTAGATATTGGAGTGATTAAATGAGGGCAGGAATAAGAAAAGCTTTAATAGATAATATAAAAGAATTGAAAGGTTGTTATGAACCTAATGTACCAAACAAAGATACTAAAAAGCCTTATATGGTAGTTGTACAAGGGCAAGACAATGACAATGGAGAAACGATAGGTTTTGAAAGAAGTATAGAAGTATGGATTTATGAAGGTAGAACTACATTTAAGAAGTTAGATAAATTAACTAAACAAGTTATTGAAATCTTAGACATGAATACTATAGTTGATGAATCTGAAAATGAAGCTTTCACTTGCATTTATAAAGGGACAAGTGAAAATGATATTGTTGTTGAGGAATGGGATGCTATAGCAAGAGGTATAAGGTTTAGTGTAATAGCTTTAGAAGATAAAGAAGATGCAACTAGCGATAGATGGGTAGAAGCTTTATCAAAGTACACAAAAGATTTATTAGAAATTGAGAGTTATAAAGATAATTGGAAGAAAAACTTTATAGCTCCATGCGCATTATGGCGAACTACAAATGTTGAAAACAAAAGAATAAATTATCATTTGATTGAGATTACCAAAACTATGAAATGTCATGTTGTAAGTAAAAATAAGGATGAAATAGTTAAGTTTCTTGAAGCATTAGAAACAAGTTTAATAATAGATAAAAGAGTAAGACTTAGAGAGGATAAGAATATGTATTTAACTCTTGTTAGCGTAGTTGAGGATAGGGAATCAGACATGTTTACAACAGGACAATTAACAGTTGTGTTCAAAATGATAGGTAAGATAAAAAGAGAAGGTCCTATTATGGATAAAATTTATAGTAATGGAAATTTAAAATAGGAGGTGTAAGGGTTGGCTGAAACAATTAATAAAAAGACTAATGTAAGTAAGCAGGAAGAAAAATATTTGAAAAATGATTTCTTAAAAAATAGTGAAGCACTTGGCTACGAAAAAATGGTAGTTGCAGGTGCTTTATTTAATTGTAAGAAAGAAGAACTTACAAAATCAGAGTTTGAGAAATTAATAAAAGATTTTTTAGAAAGAGAGGTGAAGTAAAATGGCAACTGGTACATGGAATGAAAAAGAAAAAAAGGAGATACCGGGCTTTTATAACAGATTCAAAACACAAGCAGAAAAGTCTGCAAACACAGGATTAAAGGGTAGATTAGCAATACCAGTTAAGGCTAATTGGGGAGAAGTTGGCAAGGTTGTAACAATAAAAAATGACTTGAGACAGCTTAAAATTTGTTTGGTGATGATATGAACTATTCAGCGTATAAGTTAGGTAAATTAGCTTTATTAGGAAATGTAAAAGAGCTGTTATTATATAGGCTTGTAGATGGAAAACAAAAGAAGGGTACATTAACACTAAAAGATACTACAGAAAATAGTGCAAAAGATGTAATTAAGTTAGAAACTAAGTATCCAACAGCTAGAAACTTTAATGTAACAATAAAATCCAATTTAGTAGATTCAGATAAAAAGGACTTTATATTCTTTGAAAATACTAAACAGTTATTTAGTTCAAGTATTAAAGGCACTATAGATGAAATAGTACTAGAAATAAACTCAAATTTAGATAATGAGTATGTAATTGCAACTAAAGTAGCTGATAGCGATACAATTCTAGCAAATGTAGTAAATCAAGCTTTAGAGGGTGGGAATGATGGTTGCACATCTATTACTAATGAGTCTTATCTAAAAGCACTAGAAGAATTTGAAAGATATAGTTTTGACTCTTTTGTACTTGATGGTGTGGCTGATGAAGCATTGCAGGAAACTACAAAAGCTTGGGTAGCTAAAAATAAAGAATTAGGAAAAGATATACTACTTTTTCTAGGTGGAAAAACAGAGGATAATATAAAACAGATAAATGATAAATCAAAAAGTTTCAATGATGAAAATATAGTTAACGTTGGAAGCTCAGCTTATTATGAAAATATAAAATATACACCTAGTGAAGTAGCTGTTTACATTGCTGCTCTTTCTGTAAGTAAAGGTATAACGGGTAGTATATGTAATGCAAAAACTATATTTGAAGAAGTAGAACCACGATTAAGTCAATCAGAAGTTAAAGAGTGTTTGAAAAGTGGTACATTGGTCTTAGATTTTGATGATGGAGATGTGATTATAGTTGATGATGTGAACACATTTAAAAAATATGTAGATGATAAAAACGAAGCAATGGGATATATCTCTAATATCATGTTTATTAATACTATAAATAAAGATACTTCATTAAAAAGAAAAGAGTTTGTAGGTAAGATATTTAATGATGCAACAGGTCAAACAACTGTTATATGTGCATTGAAGAAATATTTTGAAGAATTGATGAGTCAAGGTATTATATCAGAATTTAATGTTGATATAGATACAGAGCTTCAAGTAACTGCCAAAGCAGATGAATTTTATTGGAAGTGGGATGCTGTGAAAGTTGATGTCATGAAAAAAATATATGGTACTGGATATCTAGGATAAAGGAGGTTATAAAGTATGGGAAAATATGATGAAAATATTATAGATGCTGCAAATGTTGTTGATGGTTCAAATGCTAGAATAATAATTGATGGAGAAGAAGAAGGATATGGAACAGAATTTACAGCTGAGGTAGAAAATGATAAAAAGACTTTTAGAGTAATTGGTTGTAAATGGGAACTTAACAAGGCATCCACTCAAAAAGGAACTTTTTCCTTGACTGTACTTAAAACTACATCTAAGTGGATTAAAAAAGGATTTAATAAATTTGAAATAATTACAGAAATAGAAAATCCTGGATTAGTTGGATATGAAAGAATTAGATATAAAAATTGTATGGTAGATAAAATACAACTAGCAAGCATAAAATCTGATGAAAATATAGAAATACAAATAGATGGAACTTTTGAAGGATTTGAGTTGTTAGATGAAATAGCATAATAAATAAATTTAAGCTACACGTAATTAATTTTATGTGTAGCTTTTTATAAAACTATAAAATTGGAGGAAGTTAAAAATGGAAAACTTAGATAAAGAATTTTTAAATGAAGGAATAGAAGAAGAAAGAGAGCTTACTAAAGATGAAATAGCAAAGCAGCAAGAAGATAATATAATTATGAAATTGACAGAGGATGCTATATTACCTGAAAAAACTATTTTTGTAAAAAGGTTAGATATACCACTTACGCTGAGGGCTTTAACAGAAAAAGAGATAAGTGCATTGCAGAAAAAATATACAAAAGTTACTAAGGTAAGAGGTAGAAGAGAAAGTAAACTAATGGAAGATGAATTTAATATAGCTCTAATAGAAAAAGCTACAATAGTTCCTAATTTTGGTGATGCAAGACTTCTTAATTCTATGAAGGTATCAAATGGAGTGGAATTTATAAGAAGAAAGTTTTTAGCAGGCGAAATTGCATTAATTAGTGATGAAGTACTAGAATTGTCTGGATTTTATGAAGAATTAAGTGATGGTGATATAAAAAACTAATAAAGAGAGGTGGGAAGATTACTATTTTATATAACGCATATGTTAAACATAGTGTTCTTCCAGAAGATTTTCTAAAAAGAGAGAAAACACCTCAACAGCTTCTTAGAGTTTTTACTCAATATGAAATAGAACAAGAAAATAAAGCTATGAAAAATAAATGAAATTTAAACTGAAAGTGAGGTGAGAGAAATAGCTAAAAAAGAAATGTATCATATTGATGTCGTTATTGATGTTACAGGAGATGAACAAACTAAGAGTAAATTAAGTGCTATGGAAAGATACACGAAACAGACAGAAAAGAGAATGAAAGCACTGAATAGGATAAAAGCTAATCCAATTATACAAGCTCAAGATAAAACATCTAGTGTTGTAAATAGAATTAGCAACAACTTAAAAAGAGTGGGTAGAACTATATCTACAACCATAAACGCAAAAGATAGAGCATCTAGCGTTGTAAATAGAGTTAAAAACAAAGTAAATAGCTTACTTACAAGTCGACAAAGAGAAGTTTTATTAAAGGCTAGAGACAAAGCTAGTCAAGTCGTAGATAAAGTAAAGGCAAAGGTACAAAATCTGACTGCGGCTACAATAATTAGCTTGAATATGAAAGCTGACCCAGCACTAAGAGTTATTTCTCAAACTAGAAGTAAGTTAGGAGAACTCAAAAACAACACAATAATAAATATTAAAGCAAAAAGTGAAGAGCATTAAATACTATTTCTCGTACTAAGAGTAAATTACAAGAGTTTTCTAATAAGACTTATCAAGCACTTATAAAATTAAAAGATGAAGCTAGTCCAACTTTAAGTGGTTTAGATGGTAAGATAAGTTCTTTTATAAGTAGTACTATTAGTAAGTTTACACAATTAGCAGTAACAGCAACAGCATTAATTGGTGGTATTGGAGTAGGAAGTGCTATAAAAGGATTTGCAGATTTTGAACAAGCAATGAAAAACGCACAAGCTGTATCAAGTGCAAATTCAAAAGAAATGGCAGAAATGACTGCAATGGCAAGGGAAATGGGTCGTACAACTAGCTTTACAGCTAAAGATGCAGGGAATGCTATGTATTTTATGGGGATGGCTGGATGGAAAAGCAAAGAAATGATTGCTGGTCTACCTGGTATATTAAATTTGGCAGCAACAGGTCAGACAGATTTAGCACTAACAGCAGATATTGTGACTAAACTATTGGTCGGTTATAAGGAAACTTATTTCAAAAAAATTCGGCAAAATCGGTTCCGACAACTTGAAAAATTTAAGTATTGTGGTATATAAAAGAGAAGCTAAGTTTAATTAAATTAAATATGCTAATACCGAGTTAACTAATAAATTAAAGGTTTATTAGTAATGTAGAGCGTAGAGATTGAAACTAGAAACAGAATATAATATCTCCAAGAGTGTCGATACCCTAACAAGTTAGATGAGGGTGAAAATGTACGCCAATCTAGGTTTGAAGTGACAAACCGATGAAAATGAGGGAAACTTCTAGAGTCTAAGATAAAAAACTTAGAGATAATAACAAATGGATGGTTTAACTGCTTTAGGGCTAACTGCAAAGGATACAGGAATGTTTGTTGATGTTATGGCAGCAACAGTTACAAACTCTAACACAGACATAGAAAGAATGGGTGGATTTCGCCCCTTCGAGCAAAATCGGTGAAGGCTAAGTCATAAGATATGCTAATACCGAGGTAACTATAAATTTAAAAAGTTCATAGTACCGTAGAGCGTAGGACTTGAAACTGTACTATTATAGAATATAAAAGTCCCAAGAGTGTTCGACACCTTTTAGGGTGAAAATGTACGCCGAACTTATAGGAAACTATAAGAACTAGAGGATAAAAAGCTTCTAGGATAACAAATTGGAAACTTTTAAGTATATGGGAAGTGTTGGAGGAGCATTAGGTGTTTCTATGAAAGATTTGAGTTTAGCAACTGGCTTAATGGCTAGTGCAAGCATTAAAGGGAGCATGGCAGGTACTGCACTTAGAGGTGGTTTAGTTAGATTAATAAAACCCCCAGCTGAGGCACAGAAAGCTATGAATAAATATGGAATAGAAATAAAGAAAACAAAAGATGGAAATTTAGATTTAGCTAGTACAATCGTTGGCCTTAGAGAAAAATTAGGCGCACTTGAAGGAGTACAAAAAAGTGCTACAATAAGTAGCATATTTGGGCGAACAGCCATGGCTGGTTGGGCGGCTGTAGTAAACGCAAGTGAAAAAGATTTTAAAAAATTAACAACAGCTATAAATGAAAGTGAAGGAGAAGCTAAGAGAATTGCTGATATGAAACTAGATACCTTGTCAGGACAATTTGAAATTTTAAAAAGTGCTATAGATGATGTAAGAATAAGCGTAGGTCAAAGACTTGGACCTATGACACGAAGTTTTGTTGAACAGTTAACAAAAGATATGCCTAAAATAGGGGATGCCATCGTTAGTTTTGTGAGTAATTTTATAAATAACTTTGATAAAATAAAAAATGTTTTACAAAGTGTGATTTCTGTTATCGGTGGTGTTGTTGCCGGATTTATGGCTTTTAAAGCTTTAAAGTTTATCTCTTTTCTAATTCCTATATTAAGTGATATAGTATTTGCAATAGCTGCTTTTGCAGGTGGTGCAGCAACACTAGGAGAAGCTTTATTGTTTGCACTAGGTGGACCTGTTAGCGCTGTTATAGCAGGAGTAGCATTACTAGCAACAGCATTTACATTAGCGTATCAAAAATCGGATGCTTTTAGAAAAATTGTCAAAAATGTAGGAAAATCAATTAAAAATTTTTTACAAGAAGCAATAATAGCAATTTCACCTTTTATAAATACACTTGGTAACAAATTAAAAGAATTAGGGAGAGCTGTAATTCCATTATTAAAAGCATTCGGAGATTTTGCATCAACGCTAATGAGTAAAATTGGACCTGCAATTTCGCTTTTATCAAGTAATGTTTTAGCTGGTTTTATATTAACTTTTACAGCTATTGTAGAAGCTGTTAAATCTGCTGTAGTTGCAATAACAGGCGTATTGCAAGGTTTAACAACAATTATAAAAGGAGTTTTTGATATTGCTGGAGGGATAATAAGTAGTGATGGGAAACAAATAGTAAATGGTTTAAAATCTGTATTTGAAGGAGGAATAAAAATTGTTTCTTCTGTTTGGAAAGGATTAGTAGATATTGTAACTTCTCCAATTCAAGCCGTTGTAGATATTCTAGACGAAAAATTCGGGAAAAAAGTAGAAGGAATAAAGAAAAAATGGAATGAATTAAAAGACTTTTTAAAAAATCCTACTAAAGCAGTTCCAAAAGTTCAGCCTGTTAATTTATCTAGCGAGAAATCATCAAGCGAACTGCAAACTTCATCAAATGGAGCAAAAGCATATATAAGTTCGTTAGGTCAAAAAATAGGAGAAGGTATTGGGAAAATTAAAGAGAAATTTGGAGAACTCAAAACATCTGCGACAGAAGTATTTAATAATATAGTAACTTTTATAGGTGGCAAAGCAACAGAATTAAAAGATAAACTATTAGAAGGCATAAAACCTGCTATAGATACATTTAAACAAGCTTTTTCTAATCTTAAAGAAACTTTTGGGGGCTCTTTGGACAGTATAAAAGAAGCTTTTGGAGGTTTAAAAACTGTATTTGATGAAAATATTAAAACGCCTTTCGAAAATTTAAAACAAAAAGTTTTAGAAACAAAAGAAAGTTTAAAACCAGTTTTTGATAACTTAAAATCTAGCTTTGCAGAACTAGGAAAAGCTCTTGAACCAATAAAAGAAGCATTTAGTGGAATAAAAGATTTCTTTTCAAATTTGTTTAAGCCAATTAAAGATGATGGAGCAACTAAGACAACTAAAACCAATATGGATGAGTTAAAACAATCAACACAACGTGTTGGAACATCTTTCAAAGAGTTAGGAAATGCTTTCAACCAATTAAAAGAAGCAGCAAAACCTTTTATAGACTATTTAAAACAGATAAAAGATTCTTTAACATCTACTCTGGGAGATATAGGGGGAGGATTACTCAAAGGTGTAGCAACTTCTATAGTTTTAGTTATAACTTCTGTTATTAATGCAATTGCATCTATTATAAATGCTGTAGCAGGGGTTGTAAAAGGTGTAATTGATATAATAAAAGGAATATTCGAAATCATAGGTGGGATAATTAGTGGTGATGGCGAAAAAATAAAACAAGGATTTTCTGATGTTTTCGAAGGAATTGGGGAAGTGGTTAAGTCTTTATGGGAAGGTATAAAAGGAGTTTTAGGAGCACCACTTAAAGCAGTTGTAAATTTTATTGATAATGGATTTTCAGAAAAAGTAGGGCAAGTAAAACAATGGTGGTCTGATTTAAAAACTAATGTAGGCCAAAAAATAAGCGGATTTGTTAGTTTTGTAAGCAATGGTTTTCAACAAAAAGTTCAACAAGTTGGAATGTGGTGGCAAGGACTTAAAGTAAATTTTCTGGCAAAATAAGTGGATTTGTAAATCTTGTAGAAAACGGATTTAAAAGTAAAGTGGATTCAATTAAATCTGCTTGGGATTCTCTTAAAAAGAAACTTTCTACCAAAATAACTGGTTTTGTAAGTATAGTAAAAACTGGAGTAAGCAATATACTAGACCATTTTGCAGATGGTGGTGTTGCAAGTAAACCAAGTATTTGTGGAGAAGCAGGTCCTGAAATGGTTATTCCTCTTTCTAATAGTAAAAGAAGTAGAGCATTAAGTTTATATGAACAAGCAGGACAGATGCTTGGAACTAAAGCAAGTAATAATGTAATTCCAATTTCTCAGAAATTAGGAACTAGTTTTAATTCTACAAGTAGTATCCAAAATAGTAATTCTAGTATTATTAATAATGTTAGACAATTTCCTACCAAACAAGAAGAATTTAATAATACAGAAAATAGAATTTATCAAGAAGCTCAACCACAAAACATAATTTCTAGTGGAAGTAATGCGATTAATGTTGGTGGAATATCTATAAGTATTCAAAATGCTGATAATAAGGAAGAAATGATACAAGAAATAATGTCTCAAGTAGAAAATGGGCTAAGAGAAGCATTACAAGACATTGGATAATGTCGAATTGTTGTTAAAAAAATCCTCCTTATAGATGTTATAATTTAATTATAAATTACATGAGGGGGATTTGCATATTATGTGGGGAAGATTTAAAAATATGAGTATAATCTTAAAGGTTTTAGTTTTAGTTTGTGCTATAGCAATTTTTCCAATAACTTTATTAGCATTTTCTATAGAATTTGTAGTTAAATCTTTTAAAAGAAACGAAAGGTTTAAAGTTGTTTTTGGCGTATTTTTAGTTTTTATTACATTTTCATTTGTATGTATTTGGTATTTGTTAGAAGATAATATAACAACTAGCAATAGTAGTAATAAAAAACAAGAAGAACATCTAAAAGAAGAGCCAGATAAAAATCTAGCAACAAGAGAAGCAGAAGAAGAAACAAATAAGAAGAAAGAACAAGAGAAACAGAAAAATGAAGGTACAGAAGCTGAAAAAAAAGAGCGAGATAAAACTGAGAAAAAAGAAAAAGTAGATAAAAAATATCAAGAGAAGAATAAAGAGAAAGCAGAAACGAAAAAGCAAACATTAACTAGTGAAGAATTAAAGAAAAAAGTTGAGTCAATAATTTCATCACAATATAAAGGAAACTATTATACAAATGATATACTGGATGCAGATGGTAGTTGTGTACTTAGTTTACAGGTTCAAAATGCAAGTTTTGACAACGAAAGCAGTTGTAAGGTATTTACTAAAGACTTAATTAACAAGTTGAAAGAATTTAGAATAGACTCAGCAGAGATATATTTTGTAGGTTCAAGCGGTCAAACAACATATCAAATTAACATAGATGATTTCTTGAAAGTTCAAGATAATATTGATAGCATAGACAATATGGAGTTTTTTTCTTTTAAAGATTTTAAAAATTAGAAACAAAATAGAGACATTTGCTTAAACAACATGTGTCTCTATTCTACCAAATTATGTTATAATAGTACTTAAGAAATATAATTTTATAGCATGGCTTTATATTAACTAAGTGGTATGTAAAGACCTTAAAGGCGTCATCTAAGTTTTTAGTAGTCTTTATTTTATATTAACTATGTGGAGAAAAACTAAATAGAAAAAGAAAGCACTTACTTTTGGTAGGTGCTTTTGTTTTGCTCAAATTTGGTCGGTTGAGTAAAATAATTAGAAAAAATTGGGATAAGTAATTGACTTTTGTTGCTACATAAACTATAATATATTTGTAGCAACAAAAGTGAGGTGAAATAGATGCCACAAAAAAAGATGGGTCGTCCAACAGAAAGTGTAAAAGATACTATGATTAGAGTAAGAGCTGATAAAGATACTATTGATAAGTTAGATGAATGTGTAAATTTATTAGATAGTAATCGTTCTGAAATAATAAGAAAAGGTATAGACAAAATATATGATGACCTAAAAAAATAACAAAAATAGAGTGTTCGCCCGACCAAGTTTGAACACTCTATTTCCCACAAAGAAGTTAGTACTTCTATATGAAATATTTTATCATATAGAGAAACTTCTTTCAAATTAAATTTAGGAGGAGTATGTATGATGAATAACTTACAAATATTTAAAAATGAAGATTTTGGAGAGATAAGAACTATAGATATAGATAATGAAATTTGGTTTGTTGGTAAGGATGTAGCAGAGACATTAGGTTATGCTAACCCTAGTAAAGCTGTTTCAAGTCATGTTGATGATGATGATAAAATATTTGAAATGATAGCACATTCCCAAAATGGGAACATGGTCAAAACTCAAACTGCATTAATAAATGAGAGTGGACTTTATTCTCTGATATTTGGAAGCAAGTTAGAGACAGCTAAAAATTTTAAGAATTGGGTTACAAAAGAAGTTTTACCAGCTATTCGACAAACAGGTGCATACATAACTAACAATGCTGACCCAGATAAGTTGAGAGAAAAAGCAAATGAAATAGAAAGTCTAGATACAGTTAACAAGACTATAGAAATATTAACACCTTTTCTTGATAATGCTGGAATAGATGAAAAAGCAAAGTTACTTACAGCAAAGACTATCTACAAAAAGGCAGGAATAGAGTTACCTCTTGAAATAGAAGAGAAGGAACATTTCTTTGACACTGTACAGATAGCAACTAAATTAAATATTTATTCTAAAACAAATAATCCTGCATTTATGGCAGTTTGTGAGATTATTAAGAAGTTAGATATTAAAGAAGAAGAAAAATTAATTGTCTTAGCAAATAAAAAAGGTTGGAATGGAACTACAACAAAGTATTCACAGAGTGTAATAGATAAAATAAGAAATTGGATAGAGGAAAATAATAGACCTACTAAGATTGCAGGTGAGAAGAAGAATTATCATGTGGTTTATAAAATCGAGTAAATTTATCAGTTGTATTAAATATTTTAGTTTAGTTTTGAGGGGGATTAATACAATGTATGAGAATTTACTTGATGATTACAATCTAAAAACTGATAAAGAGAGAAAAGATTTTATAAAGTTTGCTATACTATTATATAAGTTGGAACAGAATGATAAAGAGAAGTTTTATGAATATGCAGAGATATTGAAAGAAATTCTTAGAGAACAACAAGAGAGAGAAAATAATTAAATACTAAATAGATAAAGCACTTATAAGTACATAAAAGTGCTTTATCTTCCAAAATATGCTATAATATTATTAACTTGTAGAATAAGGATGGTTGCTATGATTGCAGTTAAAAAACTAAAATTAACTATAGTTGAAGAAGAAGAAAAAAGAAAAGAACAATATAAATTTATAAGAGATAGCCAATATGCACAATATCAAGGACTTAATCTAGCAATGGGAATATTAACAAGTGCATATCTAGCAAGTGGCAGAGATATAAAATCAGACTTATTTAAAGATTCTCAAAAAAGTTTAACCAACTCAAATGAGATATTTAATGGAATAAACTTTGGTAAAGGTATTGATACTAAAAGTTCTATTACCCAAAAAGTTAAAAAGGATTTTTCTACATCATTAAAAAATGGTCTTGCTAAAGGAGAGAGGGGTTTTACTAATTATAAAAGAGATTTTCCTTTAATGACTAGAGGTAGAGATTTAAAGTTCTATGAAGAAGATAAGGAGTTTTATATAAAGTGGGTAAATAAAATAGTTTTTAAGATTCTAATTGGTAGAAAAGATAAAAACAAAGTTGAATTAATACATACTTTAAATAAAGTCCTAAATAAAGAATATAAAGTAAGCCAAAGTTCGTTACAATTTGATAAAAATAATAAGCTAATACTTAATCTTACAATAGATATACCATATAAGCAAGTAGATGAAATAGTAAAAGGTAGAGTTTGTGGAGTAGATATGGGTATAGCCATTCCAGTATATGTAGCTTTAAATGATGTTTCATATGTACGAGAAGGAATGGGAACTATAGATGAATTTATGAAACAAAGACTTCAATTCCAATCAAGGAGAAGAAGGCTTCAACAGCAGCTTAAAAATGTAAATGGTGGTAAAGGTAGAAAAGATAAATTAAAGGGATTAGAATCTTTAAGAGAAAAAGAAAAAAGTTGGGTTAAGACCTACAATCACGCATTAAGTAAAAGAGTAGTTGAATTTGCTAAAAAAAATAAATGTGAGTATATACATTTAGAAAAATTAACTAAAGATGGATTTGGAGATAGACTTCTTAGAAATTGGTCTTACTATGAACTTCAAGAAATGATAAAATATAAAGCAGATAGAGTTGGGATAAAAGTTAAACATGTAAATCCTGCTTATACTTCTCAAACATGTTCAGAGTGTGGTCATGTAGACAAAGAAAACAGGGAAACACAGGCTAAATTTAAATGTTTAGAATGTGGATTTGAAGCTAATGCAGACTATAATGCTGCTAGAAATATAGCAAAAAGTGATAAATTTGTAAAATAAAATACAATAATATATGTACGGGTGATTTAGTGTAGATGGTAATATCTCCAAGATAAAACTTGCATCCGAAGGGTGAGGGTATAGATAAAACGCATAAGGTAGTATGCCAAATATGTGCTATAACCACTCACTAAGCCGAAAAAACCCTAGTTATAATGGCAACTAGGCACACTATTAATATATAAAATGCAGTGAGCGAACTTTTACATTTACATACTTTAAGTAGTTGAAATTACTAGGGTGTAACAATTATTTTTGAAATGTCAAAAAACACTACTGGTGGTTCACTGCAATATTTTGTAAATTACATAGACAAAATCATTGCAATTACTGTGTTATATTTGGGGTTTTATAATGACTATGTAGTGTGTAAACCTCAGCAACAAGAGATAAATAAAAATATACTTGTTGAAAGTTTTATAATGACTATGTAGTGTGTAAACAAAGCTCCTACTTTCTTCGTGTCACTAAGCTTACCTAGTTTTATAATGACTATGTAGTGTGTAAACCTGCTTTCATTTACGGTTCTTTTGACTGTTGTTGGGTTTTATAATGGCTATGTAGTGTGTAAACTCTTGATTAAATCCGATTTTAAATGAATTAAATGTAGTTTTATAATGACTATGTGTATTTAAATTCAATATTTTGAAAGTATTATAATAATCAAAAATAAATATTAAAACAAAACTAACACTTACTCAGGTAGGTGTTTTTTTGTTGAAAGAAGGTGATTATAATGTAAAAAGTAATAAATAGGTAAAATATGTAAGAATTATGTGCTATAATAATTGTAGCAAGAAGATATAATTTACAATCTATAGAGTGGAGTTCATACAAAAAAATTATCCTCCCAACATTGATAAGGGAGGTGAGTATGTATGGATAATTTTTTACAAAATGTACTAGAAAGGCTATCTGTTAGTTTAATAGTTTGTCTAGTTAGCAATTTACTTAAAAAACGTAAAAAACCACTCAAAGTAGCCGCTAAGAGTGGTTGGGAGTTTGATTTTAAAATCAAATTCCGTAGATTTAAATAATTATTAATTGTTTAAATTACGAACTCCACTCTAGTTTCAAATAGATTGTAGTTCTTCTTGCTTTTATTATACCACAAAAAATTATAAATAAAACCGTTGTTTATATAAAAATTGTTTATAGTCAATAAAAATATGAAATTTTTATAACAAATAATAAAAATTTTATTATAAAACTATTAATTTATAAAATATCTATAAATGAGTAGATATTTTTTTACTCAAATTTCATTGTTTAAATAAAATAGAGGAAAGCACTTACGAATGAGTAGGTGTTTTTTTATACAAAAAATCAAAGGAAGTGAATTTATGGTAAGAAAACTGCGGTGTAATGTTAAAAAATACTTTAGAAAGGAAGTGATAACTTGGTAATAGATATTTATCTAAAAAATGAAAAAGAAAAAATAGATTTTCATTTTCCAGTAAATCCACAAGATTCTTTATCTATAAAAAAAGAAAAAAGGTTTGAAACTGTAGATATAGTAAACTTAGGTGAATTTGATATAAAAAAAGAAGGGGAGAAGATAAGAGAAATATCATTTAAAACATTTCTGCCTAACTTATATGACGCTTCTTATTGCAGATACAGCGAGTTAAAAAATCCAATCGAAGTAGTGGCAACGCTTGAAAAATGGGTAGACCAAGCCGAACCTTTAAGACTTATTATAACTGGTTTTGGCTACAATGGATTAGTCACAATATCTAGTTTTAGCAATACTCAAACAGCAGGAAGAGAAGAAGATAGAGACATTGAGATAACATTTAGAACTTACAGAGAACTGAAGATAGAGACATTAAAAAAAGATACAAAAAGTAATACTAAAACAGATTTAAAAGATAATAGACCTAATACCCAAACTAAATCTAAAATATATACTGTTAAAGCAAGTGATACATTATATAAGATAGCTAAAAATCTTTTAGGTAAGGGTTCAAGGTGGCCAGAGATTTATAATATACCCGAAAACAAAAAAGTCATTGGTAAAAATCCTAATATAATTAAAAAAGGTCAAAAGTTGGTGATACCTAGTAAATGAAAATAATATTAAACGGGAAATATGATATTGCAAATTTCAATGAAGGAATAACTCTTTCAGAAGCTATAGACGGAGTTGCATATAAGATGGATGTATCATTAGTAGAACCTAAACAACTTAAAGATATAAATATTAAAAAAGGTGATAAAATAATTCTAATTGATATAGCATATGAGAGTAAAAAAGAAGAGACAATATTTGATGGAGTTGTATGGGAAACTAGAAGGAGTGAAAAGAGTAAGAAACTAACATTGTCTTGCAGAGAAAGAACAGTTTACATGGAAGAATCAGAGGAACAATATCAGTTTAAAGAAAATACAGCAACACAGAGAATTGAATATTACTGTAAGCAATGGAATATACCCTATTACAACTTAGCTAATACAGGGAAGAAACTTGCTAAAGTAATACATAAGACAAATATACTAGATATGATAAAAAAGGACTTAAAAGAAACAGCAACAAAAGGTGGAGACTTATTTAGAGTAAGGATGGATAATAAATTAAAATTATTCAAGCTTGGTACTAATGCAAATGTATATAAATTAGATAGTATATTAGAAGATGCTAACTTTACAAGTAGTTTTAATGATGCAGTAACAAGTGTAAAAGTTTTAGGTAAGAGTAAAGACGAAAATACAAAAGCGCCTATAATTGGGACATATAAAAAAGATGCTGATAAGTTTGGAACACTACAAAAGATTAAACAAGATGAAAAGATAAAAAATGCTAAAGAAGCTAAGAAAGCAGCAGAAGCAATGTTCAATAGTGGAGAGGAAACAATAAGTGTAGATTGTGCAGTAGATATAAATAGAATAAGAGCAGGTGACAAAGTAAGTTTAAAAAGTAAAGAATATTATGTTATAGATGTCACTCATACACTAGATTCTAGACCGAAAATGAAGCTGAATATAGGGTCTTTAGAATATATAAGGAGGAAATTTTATAATAATGACTGATGCTAGATTTAATGGAATTGCTAGAATATTGAAAGAAAATATGAATAAAAGTGTAGCAAATGGCACTTTTGGAATGGGTTGTGAACTTGCAGAAATAACAGCAAATGGATTAAAAGTAAATGGCTATAAAGATGAAATACAGGACTATCTAGTATTAGAGAATTTAACATTAAAAGAAGATTATTTTACTTTTTCAGATGAAGCTTTAAGTGGAGAATATAGACATAAGCATAAAATAGAAACTCCAAAGGAATTGAAGCCACTACGTATAGGCGATAATGTGCTAGTAGCTGTTATGGGAGCTGAATTTGTAGTAATTGGGAGGGTTGTAAATGCCAAACCTATTTCCTCAAAGTGAAACTTTTGAAACTGTAGAATTAAAAAATAATGATGAAAATGAATTGGACCTAAAGGGTTCTTTTTTATTTGATTTTGAAAAAGGTGAATTTGTTAAAAACGCAGATGGAACACTAAAAAAATGTGATAAGGTGCAGGCGTACAAACAATGGTGTCAAAAGGCTATATTAACACCTAGATACAAAAAAGCAGCTTATACAAACATTTATGGAAGTGAAATAAAAGACTTAATAGCTAGTAACTTATCTCAAAGTGCAAAAGAGCTTGAAATAACTAGATTAATAAAAGAAACTATTTTGGTTCATCCTTACACAAAAGAAGTAGGAGAGTTTAGCTTTAATTGGTTGGAGAATAGCAGGTTAGTAGAGTATGAATTTGATGTACTAACAATAGATGATGAAAATATAGTAATTGATGGCAATATAAAAAGGTAGGTGATTATATGGAAAGAGAGCTACCTATACCAGTATTTTTAACAGAAGATGAGGACTCTGTACATGAAAGGATGTTAAGCAACTTTCAAGATGTTTCTACATTAGAAGGTGACTTCATCTATGATGCAACAAGACCTACAGCAGAGCAGATAGCTGAATTAAAACAACTAGGATTACAAAATAATTTAAAGATAGCATTTCCTCAGACTTCTTATGGAACTTATTTAGAGTGGCTTGGTGAATGTAAAGGAGTATTTAAAAATCAACCAACTAAGGCTACTGGAGTTATTACATTTACAGGTGTACAAGGAACTATCATTACAAAAGGAACTATAGTAACTACTATTGCAACTGATGAAAAACAGAGCATAGAATTTGAGCTTCTTGAAACCAAAACTATAGGAGAAAATGAAACAGTAGATATTAAAGCAGAAAGTAGGATTGTAGGAACTATAGGGAATGTGTCTAAAGGTAGTATATCCGTTTTACTAGGTTCTATTAATGGTGTTAAATCAGTTACTAATAAAGATTTCAAAGGTGGAACAGATATAGAAGATGAAGAACATTTTAGAGAAAGAGTCCTTGTAGCAGAGCAAGAAGACAAACTTAGTGGAGCTAGTTCAGATTATATAAGATGGGCTAAAGAAGTAGATGGAGTTGGATATGCTTATGTAGTTCCCGAATGGAATGGAGCGGGGACAGTAAAAGTATTAATACTAGATAAAAATAGAAAAGCAGCAACACAAGAGTTAATAGACAAGGTTCAAGAATATATATATCCATTAAATATATCAGAAGGAGAAAATAGAGATGGGAAAGCTCCTATCGGTGCATTAGTTACAGTTGTAACACCTGACACATTACTTATTAATGTAAAAGCTAGTTTTATATTTAGTAACAGTTTTAATGAAGAAACAGTATTAAACAATCTAAAAACTAAGATAGATAAATATTTAGATAAGATTGATTTAGGGGGAACAGTTTCATACAATGCTATACAAGCGATAGTAGGTTCTATGATGTTGACAGATGAAGGTATACAAGACTTTTCTAATCTTACTATAAATGATGCAAAAGAAAATATAAAATTGCAAGACCAAGTGGTCGGAATAGGGGAAATAGTTAACGAGGTGGTTGGATGATAACTTCTAAAAAAGGTAAAGAAATGCTTCTAACATTATCTCCTATCTATGAACAATCTTTAGTTATGAACTCTATATATGAAGCTATAGGAAGCGAATTTGATAATCTAGAATTATTAAATAAAGAAATAGAGTTACAATTATTTCCTCAAACTGCTACATGGGGACTTGAATTTTGGGAAAATAGGGTAGGTTTATCTACTAATATAGATGAAGATATAGAAGCTAGAAGAAGAAAAGTCATTGCTAAGCTTCAAATGAAATATATTGTTAATCCTAACAGACTAGCAACTATAATAAAAAGCTATACTGGTACAGATGTATATATAAAAGAAAATATAGCTCCATACACTTTTAAAGTAACTGCTAATGTTGATGATGTTATTAATTATGAAGATTTCAAATATATAACAAATAAAACGAAACCCTCTCATCTTCATTGGATGCCTTCTTTTGCACTCAAATTTACAGATATAGAAAAATTTGAGGTAAAGATGATTAATCGAATATTTATAGATTTTAGAGGGAATATAAGTAATTTCTTAGATGGCATGTGGTTATTAAATGGTAGTAAAAACTTAAGTGCTTATATACTTTATAATGAGCCAATAAGCTTAAACATGAAAAATAAGTTATTTGTAAAAGAAAGTGAAGTATTTACAAATCTTAAAGTAATCATTAAAAAGAATTTATATTATTTAAATGGGCTAGAAATGTTAAATGGAAATAAACTGCTCAATGCAGAATTAAGAGAGGAAGTGTTATAAGTATGGCAAATGCAGTAACAACAGACATTGCAAGACAAAAAATGTGTAAAGCTCGAGCGGGTGATATAACATTACCTACTATAGTTAGCATGGCATTTGGAGATGGAGGAATTGGGAATGATGGAACTATAATAGCTCCACTTTCAAGTGATATAGCGTTAAAAAATGAGGTGTTTAGAAAAGATATAGAAAATTATGTATATCCAATCCCAACTACTTGCAGATATTCAACCACTCTATTAAAAAATGAAGCAGAAGGAAAAAACATAAATGAAATAGGTTTAATAGATTCTGATGGCGATTTAATTGCAATTAAATCTTTTGGAAATAAGTATAAAGACAGTGATATGGAAATGGTTTTTCAGATAGATGACGAGTTCTAGGAGGTGAATAAATGCCTAATGAATTAGATTTTAATAATGAGATTGAAGAATATTTAATAACTACACCAGCTCATGCAAATGAGTTTAATAATCGACAACAAAAATTGTTAGACAATGATAAATATTTAAATAATAAAATTGATACAACTAAAACAGAGTTAAATACTAGAATTGACACAGAAAATGAGAAACAAAATATTAAAATTGACCAATTAATCGCAGGTGGTTCAAATGTGGCATCTACTCAAATAATAACAATTGATGATTGGGTTGAGGATGCAGAAAATGGATTCAAAGCAACTGTAACACATAGTTTGTTAACACAGAGAATAGTTGTAAATATTATAGATGCTACTACAAAAGAAAATGTAGTTACAAACTTTAAAATTATAGATGATAATTCTATTGAGATTAGAAGTGAAACAAGGTCAGAATTAAACGTTTATGTGATAAATGGAAATGCAGAAACTCATTTTATTAATGCAACTGTAGATGATAACAGAGTGTCTGAAATGACTACTTATTCATCTAAGAAAATAGAGGATTCTATTAGCAGTATACAGCTTATAGATACCAGTATAAGTATTACAGATGCTAATGATAGATTTACAAGTGATAAGTTAGATGGAGTATTAGAGGAAATAATGGTAGAAATAAGTGGTCAAAGAACTAAAGGAATAACTATAGTGAATAATTTAATAGATATGATATAAGCGAGGTGAAAATATGACAGAAAAATTAACTGAAAATGCTAGTTTAGGGGAACTTATGGCAGCATTAGAAAATGTACAAACTGATTTTCAAACTGGTAAAAATAATATATCTAGTGCATTGGGTAGTCCTTTTATTGGAACAGATAAATTTGGTACAACTAAAACAAAAATAGAAACATTAAAAAATGTATTAGTGGAGACGATTAATTCTAAAAATGTTTCAGCAACATCATCTGAAACATTTACTAATTTGATTGAAAAAGTTAACTGGATTTTTCAATCAATAGAAATTTTTTCTTTAAAAAATAGAATTCAAGCTACAACTTTAAACACTCCTAGCATCGTTTACAATGAAGTATCTAGTATAAAAGGCACATTAAGATTCACAGGCGAACTTAAAGCGTCTAAAATGCGTGCTGATTATGCAACAGCAAAAATAGA